GAATCTTGAAAGGGTTGAGGTGCGTTTTTTATTGCTCCATTAGCAAATGCGTTTGGTGCGCATGTTGCTCCAGCCCCTCTTCCTTGTTGAGTAGTACCTGCAGGACACTGGCCCGATTGAGGTAATGTAATAACACCCGCAATATCAGCCTGAATTGAAAAATTCTGAACCTGTGTATTACATTGGCTGTTAGATATACCAGGTTCTTGCATAAATATGTTATATAGAGCCTGAGCATTAGGTGTCATCGCTGATGGAGCCGGAGCCGGAGCTGGCGAACTAAACAAGTTTCCCATTATATTTTACGATAGATAATAATTATCTAGAAACCCACACGTCTGTTCATGCCAAGAGCGCGGCGTCCGGCATTCTCAAGTTCGCGCCGGCTCGGGCCCAAAATGCCACGATGCCGCAGCTCGGCCCGTATATCATCTGATATTTGGCGAAGAGTGGTCTCCATTAGGGTTTAGACGCGCGCTGGGTTTAAGCTACAAACCAGAGACGTATCTCAATTTGCAAAACGGGCTCGGCGCGCGGCAAGGCGCGCGGCATTATTTGCCGGGGTCGATGATTGAAAACGCGTGACAGCTCTGGGACCCGACCGAAGTCCCGCAAATACACTCGAGTTGAACGCACTCGCAACTCCTCCTCTGGGACGGTTAGGAAGCCCGGCCATACCAAACGTACCACCACGGGTGAATGATGCTGGCACATTTCCACCAAAAGCAGAAGCGTTATGAAACTGACGATTCGGCGATGCTTGGCGACGGTTCGGCGACCTGGCCGCATTATTCACGGCGGCCCGTACATTTGTCGCGTTGTTCCCTCCGCCCACACGGTTCGCAAGGTAAGGTCCCGCGATTGCGATAATGGAACCAGAAACTGGGCGACTCATGGTCATAACAGATCCAAATAGGACAACAAACAAGACAAGCATCTGAGTCTTCTTTCGGGAACTTCTTGGGCGCCCCAGTCCCCGAATGGCTTTTGCGACAGCGCGCATACTCTTGAGAGAAGTCCGCGCCGTTGCTGAAAGACCCCTATAAGTTATACGGGCTCCTGTTCCAGTAACAAACCCACCAGTCACTATTAAATCGGCAATTCGGATACAGAATAGGGCGAAAACACTAATAATGGTCCATATTGTGTAATAACGATACTGATAATATTGCCAAAGCCAGTTAAGCGCTCTATCAGTCACCGCATGTGCAACGATTGGTCCGAGCTGTCGAGCTATTTCCCTGTGAACCGAAGGGTTATTTATGGCTTGATCCACAATTTGATTAACAACCTGTGTGCTGACTTCATCCGCGATAAAACCCGATGCTGCCTCTACACCCCGCTGAATAGCACGCTCTTGTGCTCCACTTCTCAGGAGATTTCTTACACCTGCTGCGACCATGGGACCTGCCGCCGTGGCTCCTTCCACCACGCGAGCTAAAGTTCCACCGCGATTACGGAGAACTATGTTAGACATTTAAGATATCCAAATATTTTACTTCCGCCGCCCGAACATCTTGGAGTACTTGCTGTGGCCCCGGCTGACAAATGGCATTTATTCATTAATGCTTTGTTCGCTTCTTTTTCCCCCCTGGAGACAGACGAGTCGTTGGGGACCTATGTTTGCGCTTTTTCGGGTTATTCACTTGCATAGGAGAAAGGTTCCTAAGATTGAGTCTCGCAATGCTCTGTATAATGCGTTCAATGGGGGTGGTATGCATTAAATTACGCAGAGAAATTACTTGAGTGGCGTCTTGAAGTTGCTTGCGTACTTGACGCGGACCCACTTGGCATCCTCCTTGTAGATGCGCGATGCGCGAGGAGCCATGCGCTTTGTCAGAATGCTGACTGCCTGGAGCCGACGGAACACGGCCAGGGGCTTCTCGCCTCCCTTGTGTATCGCCTTTGAGAGCGCCTTGTGGCGGCCGTTTGGAGCCTCGACCGGATGGTAGCCAAACTTGGTCAGCATCCCGTGCTTGAGCGGGCCAATGACGCTCTTGGGCTTGCCGATCGTCCCGACATCATAGGCTGACACACCCCTGACGCGCACAGTCTTCGCCTTGCGGATATAGGAATATCCCGGGCGCGAGGGAGTCCCCTTGACCGACACGCGCTTCGCTGTGAGGTGGCGGACGTGAGCAGACCGCATATCCTTGTGCATTTACCATTTAGTGAGAAAAATTGTAGCCGAGGAGGAACCACCTGAGCTTCTTCTCATTTGACGCACTGTAGTTATACAAGTCAAGGTCATCTACATTCACGGATATAGTCTCCATTTCATAATTGTACCTTAGGTGCATTGTCGAATAAAGAATGCCCATTGAGTACGTCTTGAGATCCTTGACGGATATTGGCTTTCCCCACGTCAGCTTGAGGCCCATGGATTCTCTTCCAAGAAAGGGACCCCCGGGGAGCGTCTCAGCTGTTCCTCCATCTATGTAGTGCCAGCCATCCTTCAATTTTAGAGGAGAAAAGACAAAGGGGACGGCAATGCTGGCACAGACTGCATCCACCACACTCATCGTAGGGTGTGTATCGACTGAAAAATACATAGTCTTTCCCAGATCTATGCAGTAGGACGAGATGTGGATCTTCAATGGAAACCAATCATAGAGTTCTTTGAATGTTGGATCATTTTTGATCTTAAATTCAAGAGGAGCCTTGCTGATCAAACTCCGGATGCGATTCTGGGGAATTAATCCATAGTTTGTCAAAAAGTTCTTAATGTTTGGTTTCGTAAGGGCTTTCAATGGGACCCCTAAAGAATAATCCAAAACCCTGGTCATGTCCCCCTTTGCGAGACAGTATATAAAAGCCAGAAGGCCGCCGGCAGATGCCCCAGCAATCTCTTCGAGATCATCAAGGCGGCCTTCTTGCTTTAGTTTGGAAATGATGCCAATAAATATGAAATAGCCCATGGCACCTGGGCCTATGGCAATACACTTGACCATTGATATTTTAGGTGAAATTACTGAAGATGACGGGGCGCAATTCTCTAGTAGTACTTGGAAAATGTGGTCCGCAGAGTTGCAAACACGACGGCAAACACGAGGGTATGCACTCCGACCGCCATGGGGCTCGTCTGACCTGACATAAAGACACCCCCGGACCCTGGAGGAATGGTCAGAAGAACGCCTGGAGTCAAAAGCACAAAGAGGACAGTCGGGACGATGAGATCTGCAGTTGTCAAATTTACCTTGATGATAAACTTGGCAATAATCCAGTACAAAAAGACGTGAAGGAGGGCATGAAACAAAACCTCCTTTATCGGGCCCACAGGGAGGTTCATGATAAGCCCTGGGCTCAAAAGAGCAAAAAGCAAGGCTGGCACAAGCACCTTGGGTCCGGTAATGTCTATCATTTATATAGAGTCAATATTTTCATTGAACCAACGATAGAAGTTCTCTGGAAGGACGCGGTCTTTGATAATTTTGACACGTCGAATATATCCCCATGCACGGCGAGAGGTTTCACTGGGAGTGAGGTCGCTCATGCGCCACCTGGTCGCATCCATGACCAAGGTGACAAATGACGGAAAGGTGCAGCCTCTCTTCATACGAAGATGGTTGTCATGAACGAATTCTTGAAGATAAGTCCATCCATCGAGGAGATCGGCCGAATAGAGATCCTGCCAGTCTTCTGGATGAATATCGGGATCGAACTCGTCAGAGTCGTCCGAATCCCATGTTTGCTCATAGTAGGCATCACGCGAATACTCGTCGTTGATACCCATTGTACTTATTTAGCACTCGGCTGTACTCTCTAAGACAGGTTTGCAAGTCCGGTTACAGACACGCCGCTCGTCTCCTTGGTCGGCGCGGCATCCTGGATGGCAGTCCAGGCACCCTCGACCTGGGCCTCATTTCCACCGAAAAATGAGAGGAGACCCTTGCGGATGACATCCTTGGTGATGGACCCCTTGGTCTTTTTTGTCTTGAAATTCACCTTGACCTTGTCCTGGATCTTTACGGTGTCAATCTCATTCTTTTTCATATGTTCAGTCACAAACTCGCGAAGCTCCTTTTCACGCGTGTTGAGCGTGGAGAGATCTTTGCGAGCTGCGGCGAGTTGGGCCTTGAGGCCAACCCACTCAGTCATGGCGTGTTTAAAGTCCATTTCTGGTATTTTTAAAGAACTTATTAGCTCTAAGTGAGCGCAACTGTCTAATTGTACTCTGGGGTGATCTCGAACCGAG